ATGGTAGTGTCATTTTAGTACACAAATAAACTTTCCCCAACCGAACCACCTGTCCGCCCGGCCCTGCTCTATACAGATTGTAATATGAAAATATACAATGAGCGAACCCTCAAAAATCTTTACAAAAAACAACCGCCTGTGTTATAATATAGTCATCAAAGGAAATGAGCGCTCACCTTTGAACCAAACAAAACTAATCTAAAACAAAAGGAGAACCCAACTATGGAAACAAACGCATTGATTGCAAACGCAACAACTCATGAAAGCAAAGTAAACCTTTTCCGCGCACTAACGAACGCAGCCCCTTTCAGTGAAGCAGTAAACAAAACATTATCAGTTGTGCAGATCATTGATCAGCCTGCCGTAAACGATCAGGGTGAGCCGGTCAACCGTTATTTCTTCCTGTGTGAAGATGGGTCTGCCTATATGTCTATGGCCTTGGGCGTGGATAGCTGTGTCAAAGCAGTTAGATCAATTTGGGGATCTGATTTTGCCGAAGCTTTGCAGATCGTTCCTTGTCAGGTCAAGACGAAAAACGGGCACACCTATAAATTTACTGTACTGTAAATTTACTACAATCAAAAATTATAGCCCGGTATATCCGGGCTATAATCATTTAATGGTGAAAGTATATGACAAAATTTATTCATACTAAACAACGAAAAGCAGAACTTGACGCCGCCATTCGCGGGTATAATTATAATATAAGGAGAGCCGCCGCGCTGAAAGCGCATGGGAAATATGAAGGTGTTGTATTACCTAAATTATTAAACCCTGAAAAAGAATTTACAAAAATAACAACTTTAGAGGAATACAATGAATTATTAAACCGAATTCACGAAACCGGGCGAGCGGTTCGACAGGAAAAATTTATAACATTAGGAAAATATAAAACCATTGAAACGCAAACAACACGAATTATAAAAAAACAGCAAGAAAGAAGCATTCAATCGTTTATTCAAAATGAAACGCCTGCAAAAATGGAATTCAAGTCTGCGAAAGCGTTAAAGCAATATATTTATGAATATCAAAAAGAAACCTTTGAATCATTCAATGAAGCGAGGGCTGAGGTATTCAAAGATAACGTTGTGATTGCTTTGACAGCGTTGGGCTTTATGGATTTAGTGAGCGAATGGCAAAGGCTATCACTCATTCAGGTGGACTCAGTAAATAGGGCATGGCCTGAAGCCGTGGAAGTTATGTGGGCGGCCTATGAGTCTAAGGACGAAAGCAAATACCAAGAGGCATACGACAGAATGCGAACGGCTATAAATGGTGTAAAAGGTATCGTAAAATACACAAAAGGTACAGTAAAATGACGGAATATATTTCCGATTTTGAAACACAAAAAGATCCTGATACTGGGGTTATGTCTGTATGGGCGTGGTCTATTGTTGAAGTCAACGATCTAAAAAATATTCAATACGGAAATAATATTGAAACATGGCTTTCAGCCATTCAAGGACTTCCGAACGGGTCTTTAATTGGCTTTCATAATTTAAAATTCGATGGAAGTTATATTTTAAGTTATTTGTTAGGGGTTGCAAAATGGCAATATAACGATGATCCCAAAGCAAGAAAAGCAAAAACCGTTGAATGTTTAATCAGTTCAATAGGCGTTCATTATAATTATAGAATAAACTTTACCAAACGAAAACATGTTAAAATTTACGACACCCTAAAAATCTTCAACATGAGCGTTTCGCAGATTGCTAAATCTTTCGGAATCAAAGAGCAAAAAGGCTCTATAGACTATGCAACCTTTCGCGGATATAACTATACCATGACCCCGGAAGAAGTCGAATATATAACCAACGATGTGATTATTGTGGCTAAAGCTATAAAGCAATTCAGGACGGAGGGTCACGAGCGCAACACTATAGCGTCAAACGCTATGCGATATTACAAGAAAAACAGTTACTATTCAAACTATGAATTTTTAACATATTTTCCACACCTTGACGATAATTTGTATCACCTATTAAAGCGAGCTTACAAGGGCGGCTATTGCTATGTCAACCCAAAATTCAAAGGTAAGCCGGTAGGCCATGGCCGGGTATACGATGTAAACAGCTTGTACCCATCTGTAATGAGTGACCCGCGCAACAAATATCCAATCGGCACCCCGGTTTTCTTTGAGGGTAAATATAAAGATGATCCAATTTACCCACTATATATACAGTTTATAACCGCACAGTTTGAATTGAAAAAAGGCAAAATTCCAATAATACAAATAAAGAATGATAAACGCTTCAATCCTCGCGAATATATAACAACCACCGGTTGTTTAATGGTGAATCTATATTTGACCAATGTAGATTTAGAAATGTTTTACGAGTGTTACAATATAAAAGAAATTCAATATATAGGAGGGTATAAATTTATAGGTAGATCCGGAATATTTATTGATTATGTAAACCATTTCAAAGAAATGAAAATGCAAGCAACAATCGAGAAAAATGCAGGGAAACGGAGCATTGCAAAATTGTTTCTTAATTCACTTTATGGAAAATTTGGTGCCAGCAACGATAAATTTATAAAGCGCCCATATATAAACGATAAAGGGGTTCTTGCTTATGAAACAGTTGAAACCCCGCGACCTGCCAAAACAGTGTATGTCCCTGTGGCTGCATTTGTGACAGCCTACGCCCGGCGCTTTATTCAAACTCTTTTTATTAAGAACGTTGACCGGTGTTGCTACTGTGATACAGATAGTTTACATTTATTAGGTGACGAGCCGCCAGCAGGCGTAAAAATTAGTGATACAGAATTCAATTGTATGGCACATGAAAGCAGTTTTTCAAGGGCTAAATTCTTAGGCGCAAAACTGTATATTGAAGAAGACGATCAAGGCCGACTTGATGTAAAGGCCGCAGGCTTGGGTCAAAATGAAATTGTAAAAAATCAAATCACTTTTGAAAACTTCAACACTGAGCAGGAATATTTTGGTATTTTGAAAAGCAAAACCGTGCAGGGTGGAGTAGAATTAAGTGAGTCTACCTTCAAGATACGCGAGCGCGGAACCCGATTTTAATAAACAGTGTCGATTATTTCAGCGAATTTACTCAAATCTATTTACAGATTTGGGCATTCGTGATATAATTAAGACAAGAAATGAGGAAAGAAAACAACTAAATTAAAAGGAGTAAAATTATGAAAAACAATATTCAAAAAAGATGGGATCGCCACTACGGATACGCAACAGCCTATTGGGTTGATCTTGAAAAGCCGATTGTTGTTTTTGATTCCGGTTTGAATGAGGTTGTAAACTATGCTGAATTACCTGCCGAGTATCAAAATTTAGTTGATAGAGCTATTGACGAATTTGAAGAGGGCTACAATAATGTAATCCGTGTAGGCTGTAAATTCTATGAATGCTTCAATTATCAACGCTTTTCCGTTCTGCGTGAAATTGAATCTTTTGATGAAACCATCTATAATATTAACGAGGTGTAAAAAGTGATCCGCTTTCTAATTAAAGAAGAATTCGTTTGGGCTAAAAAATGCTTTGATCGGGAGGGAGAAATAAAAAAGCCTTTTGAGCGTTATTTCGCTTCATTTATCAATCAGGTTTTAAAAGGTAAAAAAGAAATAACGCTAAGAGCGCCAAACACTTTAACCGGTGTGCGAGGTCTTATTTATTTCTCAAATGCTTTGGATTTAATAAGATATCTAATTGAAGTTCATGAAGAAAACAATGTTGTTGCGTTAACATTTAAAATGAACTCTAACGCAAAATCAATGCATGCGGCAAGAAATGTAATAGCGAGGTATTTATTATGAAGTATTATGTAATATCTTATGAAAACGGAGAAACAAGATACGGCGAATTTGCAAACTATATGAGTGCGTTGAATTATGCAGAAAGCCGTAATAGCGGTTATGAATTTACGATTGAGGAATATGATAGCGAAGAAGCTTACTTTTGCTAATTGAAAGGAGTTATATATGAAACAGGAGGAAAAATAAATGCAACAAGCAGTGTCAACCGCTTTACAAGCAATCCTTGCAGATCGAGGGTACAAGGTCCTTGAAATAAAAACCTTTTCCGGCTCTACTTTTGTCGGCACCAATATTCAAATTAAATTCAACGACTTCCTTTTAACAAAATGTGTCTACTGCAATGATGAATTGTTTTCAACTATTCAAAACATATCGGAAGTGCGTATCTTATTTTTTAGCTAAAATAAAGAACCCGGGGATCTCTCCCCGGGTCTTTTTATTTATATCGTTTACAAGCAATATTATAATCATAAATGCAAATCCAGCCGGAAGGGATTCGCGCCCAAATATTTTTATTGCTTTTGTAAACCAATTCAAGAATGGTACATTTTGTACCGCGTTTCAGGTAGGCAATGTTATTTCTATCGTCACGATTCAAACAATGCTTTTTGCCGTCGGAAGTCAAATCTTTGATCTTTTTCCGTCCGGTGTTCGCGCCTGCACCTTTATACACCCCGCGCACATAGGTTAATGTGATTGTCGATCCGATTTTTGGCTTGGGGTAGTTAAAAAGAACACCGCGCACCTTTGGCCGAAGCGCACCAAGAACCCCTTTATAGGTGTGCTTCACTTTTTTGCATTTTGAACCGCGCGGCCAATTTTGATCGAACGATTCAAACCACTTTGTATTTCCGTTTCCGGTAGCTACGGCAATATGACCGTAAGGTGATATTTTTGTTCCCCATACAACTATGTCACCTTTTAAGGGTACGAAAGTAGGATTGTTTTGGATTTTTTCAAATTTTTCAACAAGCGGTTTTCTTTTTTCAAAGTTTGTATAATAATCAACTGCATTTCCCCACGCTCCGGGTTTAATGCCGAAGCAGGAATTTAGGTAAACTTTTGCAAGATCGACGCATTGAGCGCCGGACACGCGGTCATAATCAATTAGCCGGCCTTTGCATGAGTTGTAAAACTGATCGTAAGTCATTCGGTGTACCCTCTTTCCTTTGCTTCATTCTTAACAATATCTCCGGCAATAGCCGCAGAGGTGAAGCTATTATTTTTCCACCAACTCCAAATTGTGGAAAACACTGTTAAAAGTGTGGAAAAAAACAAATACACTTCATCATCGGAAAACGGAAGTGGATTTTTGCCGATCATCGTTAAAACTGAATTAACAAGCGAAACAAAAGTTACGATTGTGCGAATAATGGTATCTTTTGAAACATTTTTCATTTTATTTTTTCCTCCAAATCTTGTATTCTGTGATCTGCTACCTGCTGGCGCAGTTCCTGCAATGCAACCCTTTGTTGTAGGTTGTTATACTGTTCTTGCTTTTTTTCAAGTTGTTTAATCCTGTACAAAGTTTTTGAGTTTGCAAGCCACGCGGTGAGCGAGGTGCCCACCAGCGTGACCGCGGACGACAGAATTATAGTTAACTGGTCAACTGTAATTCTAATCACCCCTCGAAAACAATACCGTTAACAACAAGTCCGTTTGCGTCCGAAACTGTGAAAATCCTGCTACCGTCAAACGCAACCTTAATTGAGTTTGAACCCTCGGTAACTAACATTGTAAACGCTGATCCGGTTTTGAATCCATAGAAATACTGGATCCGTTCAACCCCGGAAGCGCTTGAATGATACCGAACGCCAATACGGCTTGAATGCTGTACAAGGTTTGAAATCATTTCAGCAGACCAAGGTTGTACACCGCCATCGGATCGGGTGTCAATCGTGCCGGTTGTCCGGTTTTGCGCGTCACAAATTTTTCTTTGACAAATAAGCGTGTTATCGGATTCAATGTTTACGCCGATATTGTGCTTTTCGTAGCCGTAAAGCTGGGAACCTCTTTGCAATCGAATGCAAGGTGTATTCGGCCATTCTTTCAATGTACCGAAACCGCCACCGGAAAGAACTAAGGTTGTGTTTAACAAATTGTAGGCAGTTTTACCGGAAGAATAAATCAAGTCAACATCATTGCAAAGTAATTTATTCACATTTACCGCGCGAATTGTATGCGGTAAATTCGCCTCATTGGTGTTTGAATTTGCAATCTTCAAGTTATCCAGCGTGACACTGTTTGAATTGTGAATCACCAACCCCATCAATTTAGGCTTTGTGGTTGGCGGATCGTTGGAAGTGTACCGGCCGGAAATGTAAACATTGCCGCCGTTTGCAATATTAAACCATCGGTAGGATTCAGTTGTACCTTTTACACGGATCTCTAATTCTTGGTGATAAATCGGGCAGGCCAACAAGTCCATAGCCTGAAAGATTTGATTAAAAGGGTTTGCTTTCGTGCCGTCAGGTGATCGGTTCATGTGATATATACCGCCGGTGTCCGCGTCTTTATCCACATAAACAATATTGTTAAAGGTGGAATAGCCCACACCCTGTCCCTGTGTTGTGGTCTGTTTAATAGAGGACGGTGTACCCTGCAACAGAGAACCGCGCCAAATAGAAATCATTGAATCTGTTGGGTTTACAGCAGTAATGCCTTGCGAATTTGCATACACATAAAATTTATCGTTTACGGTTATATCTTCAAATTCTCCAGACCAAAAACGTTGGTTATCCAAATACTGCGGAATTGTGAATTGCCGAATATAAACGCCCGCTTTATCGTAAATACGAATTGTATTCGGTGAATAGGTCAGCATTACAAAAGCGGTTGCGTTTGCTTTGACAACCTGCATGATATAATCAAATCCCGGATTTGAAAGAGCAACCATATTTGAAGCGGTGTTAGTAGCCGGATCCCATTCGTACACATTCAGTCCCTGTGAAATATACATTTGATCATTCGTTGCGTCATAAGCAACGGAAGAAACAGCGCTTTCATTGTATCCGGCAGGTGCAGTGTATTTTTGAATTGTTGCAAGCGTTGTAGGGTTCAATTCAAATATTGTCTTAGAGGGTGTGCCGTTCAATTCGCTTGTGGCAACAAAAAGACTATTTCTTTTTGAATTATAAACGATTGAATTGGCATGGCCTAAACCCTCAATATCACGGCGCGCGACTTCTGCACCGTTGGAATAGTTGAAGATCACAACCGCCGCCGTTGTGGGGTGCAATTCCAAGGTATGGCCGCGGGGCACAAAAGCGCAGGCATAATAAATGTTGCCATTGATTGTATACCGCGCCCCGCCTTGGTTCACCGGGTAGCGATTTGTTTCATTTTCAGCGTTTGCAAGGTTTTCCCCGCGATATGTGTACCCTACAAGCCAACGTTCGAAATCAATATAAGTTGAATGAGGTTGGTTTTTGAATGTCACAAAGTCTTTTTTAATTTGTGCAATTTCTTGCCGGAATTCGTCAAAATAGGGATCGCAGATCACGGCAAGAATTTCTTTCAGGGTGCCATCATCATACCACTTTTGTAGCTGCTCCGTGACTGTTTCCTTAATATGTTTATCAAGATTTTCCAGTAAATCAATTACATAGTTTATCAATTCGTCATAACTGTTTACTTTTTCAATCACTTCATTCATCTTTTTAAGAACTCCATAAAGCAGTTCTTCAAAAGACAATGAATCATCATAGACTTGCGGCAAAATTCGGTTGCAGTAAAACCGCCGAAGAACCGCGATAGGGTCAACATCGGGTTTTGGATAATTCATACATTTTCCTCCTTAATACCATAACGGCATAAACAGATCTTTATATTCATCGAGTAATTCAGAATATAAACCGTTTACTTCATTTTTGAATTGCCGGAAAACTTCCCCGGCGGGCATTGTTAATCCTGTAATTGTTTCAAGTTGATTTGTTTTAGTTGTGATGTCATTTGTATTGGTATTTGATCCTTTATCCGTTGCTTTATTGGACGCGGTATCAAGGTTGGCGCGGTCCGCGTATTCAATGGAGTTGAAGTCTTTTGCTTTAATCATATTTCCGGGAAGATCGCTTGCCGCTCCTCGCATGGTTGAATTTGAATCGTTTTGATTTGAGAAAGAACCGGTTGACTTGCTTTTACCTGTAGCGTTTGAATCTGTTTTACGATTAAACTTTTGATTTGCAACTGCCAAATCTGCGGTCATTTGCGCGAATCCGTCAAAGGCTTTTGCATATCCGGGCATAACCTCCATAGATTTAGCTTGTAATTTTACTTTCCATAAATAGTATGTTTCAAAAGCAAATTCATCTGTTAAATAATGCATGATGAAAAGAATTTCAAAATATCTTTTGAATTCCTCTATTTTTTGCGGTGTTGGGTAGTAGAAATTGAAAATCTTTTCACGCGCTGTATCAATACGATTATATAGCCCCTCGTTTCTATTCTTGCATAAGTTGTTGACAACAACTTCTAAACTGGTAGTATACCGCGCCATTACTCCACCCCCTGCGGTTCATCGTCAGTATCTGTGTCATCAAAGTCTGGTTTATCACTTTCAATAATTTCACTTTGTACTCGCGGTTTTACAGAAATATCCAAGCCGAACCGCTCATTGATCTGCTTGCAAGCGTTTTTTCTTTCGTATAGCATTGTTTCCAAGTTAATAGATACAAATTGATTATTGGCATTGACTTCATCGGTGATAAGGCGCTCGGCTTTTTCGTTTTGCACATTATTCACACCAAGAAATGAAAGAAATTCCGCTTTATAGCTTTCAAGCAAAGTATACAAATCCTTAGCTACCAACGGCGCTCCGGTATTTACACTACCAAAGCAATCGTTAAAATCATTGTCTTTGTCAATAAAAATATATCCCTGTGAACCGTCATACTTTGCAAAAAGATTTGCAAGCGCTAACTTTTGATTTGCAGTGCCTTTTAGAATTACAGGTGTTTTCTGTGCATTGACATTTATATCAATAATTTGCTGGGTTTTAGCAATTTTGTCAACAAAATAGTTTATATAGAAAAGTGTTGGTGTCCACATCGGATTGTTTTTAATTAAAACAAATTCGTCCGCGTTGTATTCTTGATTGAAGTTAATGCCGTATCCGTTAATCTTAACCGGATAGCCGTATAGATTCAAAACAGATTGATCTGCCGCGCGAAGTCCTAAGAACCCCCGGTCGCGATCATTGCAGAAAGCGGCCTTGCCGTCTTGAATCAATGCAAATTCTAAAAAATCAGCGTCCACCGTGTCCGGCAGGTTTTCCCATTCAAAAACTGTGGCGGCAATGTTCATAAAGTAGCATTCATATATTTGATTTAACTGTGTTGCGGTTAAGATTGAATTGAATTGACCCGCGAATGTTCCATTGGTGGATGGGCTGTGATAAAGTGCAAAGGGTTTTGTATTTGTAGGATTTTCCATTATTATCCCTCCTTTTTAATTGTTATCAAGGGAATAATTCCCAAAATCGGAAACGGAATGCCAAATTGTAACCCCTGCATTGAACATACCGCGAATTGAAGCGGCTTCCGGTGCAGGTGCGTTCACTTTGATATTACAATCAACTGTTTGTAAATAATTCCATTTGCTCCGGGTGTCTTTCCAACTGGATATTTTACCCCATTCGTTAATTGCATAGCCGTATAGATCCAAAAAGTCATCAATCGGGCCGCATTCATTGTATAAAGGGGAACAGTCAACCAAGCGAAAAACACAGTTATCGCTTGAAATGGAAGTTGAATCACCTTGCGAACCCTTTGTTGCCACTTTTGAATTAAACGCACTTGCAATATCTCTTGAAGCATTGAAGATAGAACCAACTGCACCCACCCCGGAGGTAATCGCTCCGGCAACATTACCGGTTGCGATATTTGCACCAAGACTTGCGGCACTCCCGGCCACAGCACCGGCCGCATTCAACACGGAACCAACACGGTTAAGGGTTCCTTGAACTCCGCCGTTTTCGTTGTATCCTATTTGCATTTCACAACCGTATGGCACATCGAACACGGATTCAACAGGCATGGCATAATTCGTAAATTTCAACTTGAAACAATTTGTTGCAATCGGTTTCATTTCAATTTTCATCTTAATTGAATTCCCTGAGATAAATTCAGGGCGTAACGGTTGACTAAAACCGTTATAATTGTAAACAACATAAACTCGGCACATGGAAGTTAGCATTTTTTTGTTTCGCGGTGTATATCCGCATGCAAGCGTTGATCCACTCAACCCCGCATTCGCCGTTTGCGTGCAAAGATAATTAGTTGAAATGTATTCAAAATCAACGCCACCGGCTGAAACAGAGTTTAACCAACCTCCGCTTTTTAATGTTTGATAAACCCAGCGCGGTAAACACTTAAATGTTAATATATCTTGCCTGCGGTCAACCTCTCCGGCAAATTCATTGATTAACTTTTGTATATCCTCCGCTTGATGAATAAAGCAACTATATTGACCGGTCATTAACGACCCATCGCCATAACCACCATAAACCCAAGGGTTGCCGGGCTTTGAAACGGACACCATTGTCCAAAGTGGCGCCCATTCTGTTTCATCGAATAACGATATTTGCTTTTCATAGTCGGCAGGTGCTCCCACCGGTTCCGGTTGGAGCCATCGGCCAACGGTGTCCTCGCTTTTTTTCACATGAGCGCGGGCAATTAAGGATTTATAATAGGTAATATTGAATTGATAGGTTTGCCAATAATCGGTTGTAATATAAATCATTGCAATATCTTGTGCGATATATTCAACACGATCTATGAATGCATAATACCATTTTTTATTTCCTTGACGATTTACAAAATCGCAATTTTGGTAGCGGCAATAGTTGAAAGCTTCAAAACGTGCAAAGTTTCCCTCGATCCTGAACGCTTGATCTTTTTTGATATAGTTAAACTTTGTTGCGCTAACCCCTTTTGCTGCCAAACCATCAAAGGCGGCGACTTGCGCCGCCGCCGTTGGGAAATCAACAATGGCATGGCATTCATCGGGTTTGCCCCATGGAACTGTAAACAGATCCAATCTTGTTGTTGGGTGTGTTACTGCCATTGTATTTACTCCTTTTATTAAGGTAAATAAATTAACAAAACGATAGGTGTTACAACATTGTCAGTAATCAAGTTACAGACAACCGTTGCGGTTGAACCGCCACTCTGCGGAACAGAGGCACCCGCTGTAAATGTGATCGTTTTATCTGTTGCATTATGAGTCAGGGACACATAATCTTTAAGGTTGTCATTGTTAATTTTATCCTTTGAAGCGGATTCAATCAACTGTTCAATTGTCAATTCAACATTCTTAACCGCATAATCGGTGGGAATTGTTGCGTAATTGATTGTTTGAACTGCGCCATGATCGATGGTTACAAGGTTTTCACCGTCCGATGAGTTATAATTTGTGATTATCAAATCTCCCAGACCGTCCGCTTTCGGGACTTCAAACACCATTGCGTTGGCAAACGGACAAATACCGTAAATCTGCCACACATGGAAGAAGTATTGCCAAGTCAAGGAAGAACCGATAAAATCTTCTGCCGCCGTTTGGACATTGTCATACACCTGAAACAGTGCTTCATCGCAGATCACAAAACCAATATCGGACAAGGTTTTGCCGGTGCGCTTTCTGTTTTCCAAATCGTAATTGTCATAGTCGAAAGAATCGACAACAATAAGATTGTTTCGGAAATCAGCTTCGGCCATGTTAAAGGCCATTGCAAGAACTTTAACGCCCAGCTTATTGATTAAGTCGGAACGAATAATAATTACAATGCGGTCAGCTTCCGACCATGTTTCCACAGGGTCACCGACTGCGCCGGGCTGATTAATATAGTTGTTGTAGGCGGTGGAGGGGAATGTCATATTCATGGCAGTTTCGCGAATCGTAGTTACCATATCTTCCGCTTCATCTTTCGTGGTAGGCATTGCCATTTTACGGCCAAGAACAACATTGTTTGCGTAGGCATCCACAATGGACTGCTTAAACAAATTGAATTCGCGAATCTCATTACCGGAGAAAACAGAATTGATTTTTGCAGATACGAAACGGTTAAAACTTTCATAGGAAACAAAAGCGCCCATCAATTCCTCGCGGTTGATAGACAGCGGAAACACATCCTGCCGGTTTCTGCTATAATAGGCTACCTTGGTGTCTCCCTTGTACAGCTTCAAAATGGCGGAAAGATTTTCGCCCTTGTACCCCATGGGATTGACCGGGTTTTCATAAATCTGTTGAACATCGGTGCCCAACGGATAGGGGCGGCCTTTTTTCAACCGTGCAAGCCGGTTAGAATAGCGCTTTACTTCCACAGCAGTGAACATAATTCTATCTACCAACACAGAAATAAATTCGTTTGTGTGGGCTTTATAATTCAAAATCGGGTTTGCGAATTTGCTAATATCATCGCCATCAGCAAGAACAGGAACATCGTTCTGCGCGGATTCACTCATCATAGAACGAACGGAATTCAATGTTTTTTGCGCTTTTGCTGCTTCTGACATTTTCTTAGAACTCATCGAAAAATTCCTCCTCCTTTAACTCCTCAATCACTTCATCAGGTGATTTTTCATCGTTGGCGGGCGGGGTGTCCTCGGGTTTGTCTAGCTCGAGTTTCTCGCCTACTTTCATCATCAGATTACCGTTGATCTCGCGAATACGGTTATTGTCCTCGACAAGTTTGGCATTGTCGGAAGTCAGGCGCTCAATCTCACTTGCATAATCAACAAAGGTGTCGGTGATTGTTGCAAGATCGGGGCCGATCTCGGTTACATCTTCCGCTTTTGCGACACGATCAACAATTTCTTTGATTTGCTCAACGGATAAACTCATTTTGTTTTACTCCTTTCATAATTTATTATATATCATCTTTTCCACTTCACTTTTAATCTGCAAACTTTCAAAAAACAATCTACCTGCCACGGCAAAGGACTTTATCTTCTTTAACTCGGCTCCTGCGTGCGGTCGGTTGTTTTCTGCTATTTTGTTTACAGTTAATGGATTTGTCTTAGGGTCGCCTGCGCGGCAGGCGTATAATGCTTGCGAACTGGAAGCGAAAAAGAAATATATTATATTGTTATTGGTTTTAATGTTAAAAATTTGGATTGAATCTTTGGGCTTTCGTTCGATTTGTGAATAGTCATCATTTAAAAATGATTCATTGTTTGCGTATTCGTTGTATTCGGGTAGATATTTTGTCGCTAATTTGTTTTGCGGTGTTGTTGCTTTGGCGAATGCTAATTCATTTGTAGTTGATAGCATTTCAGCGTATATTAAATCGTTTTTGAATAATGGACTGTAATGGAATTTTATTCCGAACGCTAAACAGTAGGGATTTATCATTGATAGAGCGTTGGCAAGCATAAACACCTTGCCATCTTGCCGCGTTCGGAATATTGTTTCTTGCAGATCGGTGAACACTCTTAATTCATTCGGCAGGTAGCGGCGAAATGATGAATTATTATCAATAATGAATTCATCATATACGATTGTTGTTACTGATGAAAAATCATCAGACCCTTTAAGAATGTCGGCGTTTGTCAGGGCGATAAATCGCCCTGCCTGCTCGCCGTCTATATATGCGGTTTTACCTTTGATCTCAAATTTGTGGTCAGGATAATTATTTTTATGTTTTGTAAAAAATCCGTCCGTGGCTTCCTTAATTTCTGTTTTATAACGCCGAGCCCATACAAATTGTTTTTTGCTTTTCAAGTATTGCTCGATCACATACTTTTTTAACTGGTATGTTTTGCCTATCCCTCGACCACCTATTAAAATGTTTAAATAGCGGTTGTAGGATAAACATTTACGTAAGCTGTAATACTTCATAATCGGTCGGCGGAGAAGTCGCACCCCGGTTCCACCCGGTGCAGTTCGGCGGCCGACTCCTCGCCGGTGGCACCCACCTTCACTAATGCGTTTTGATTCTCCGCCGCCTTAAAAGAATAGCTGAAAGGTTTATACACCTTTCATTCATAATGATAGCAGATAAAAATTGGTTTGTCAAGGACTTTCAGGAATCACTTTCTGTATATTTTCATATTACATTCTGTATAGAGCAGGGCCGGGCGGACAGGTGGTTCGGTTGGGGAAAGTTTATTTGTGTACTAAAATGACACTACCAT